CATCAGGTTTAAAAATTTTTACAGCAGTACCGTTCGCCCCCACCTCTGTAATACGGGAGCCAAATTTTTTGAAAATTTAAAATTTTGAAAATTCAATAGAAATACTAAGGTTATGTTTAAAAGCATAGCCTTTTTTAGTGCTTTAAATTAAAAATCGAGCACTTATTCAAGAAAATATAAAAAACGCAACTGAGGCCAAATTTGAGGCTATTCAGAGCGAATTAGGAGCGTGAATTAAATGAGTGATAATATGGTTACATTTGGTTTGAAGAGTGTTAAGTATGCTCTAGCAACAGTAGGTACTAGTTCAATTACATATGGTGCGGTTAAAAGTTTAAGAGGCGCACAGGAGTTAACTGTAGATCTACTTGGAAGCCAAAACAGATTTTATGCTGACGATATAATCGTTGGAACATTTAACGCCATAGCAGGTAAGACCATGACTCTTACTTTAACTGAAGTACCTGATGAATTTAAAATCGACTGCTTAGGTTATGTTTTTGATGAAAACAATAATCTGGTTGAATGTACAAATAAAACTAAGCCGCAGACTTTTGCTATTGGCTTTGAAATGAATGGTGATGTTCATAGACGTAGAACTTGGTATTTCTTAGCTACAGCAGCACCAATCAATGAAGGAACTAAAAGTATTACTGACTCAGTAGAAGCAAATGCTGTAACTGTAAATATTACCTGCTATGCTTTTACTAAGAATGAATATGAATTGATGAAGTTAGTAGCTAGAACAGGTGATGACAACTACGAGACATTCCTAGATAATCCACCTAGCCTTGATTTTAATTACACAGTTTCATATGAGTGGAATCCAACAAAGGGACTAAACGAAGAGAACATAGCAACTGCAGCTGGTGTTAATAGTTCAATCAAGAGCTATACCTTAAATGGTGAGGTATTTACATTTGGTTATAAACTAAACACAGCTCAAAATTTAATACTTAATATTCCTACTTGTAATGTGAATAAAGTAACTATCCATGCGTTTGGTTATACAAATCTAGATGCTGAAGCAGGAACAATAGAAATGTATGATAATACCTCAAGAAGATCATACGTGCCTACGGGAACATATAACAATAGAACTGTAAAGGAAATAAAAGAATTAAGCTATACAGGAGCCTTTAGATTACACCAGTTTATTTTGAGGCATTATGATTATCTTGAGGTAATGCTTTGTAAGGTTATTGTTGACCTAACTTTCAACCCTTTTAATTCCTAGATTTTTCAAGATTTTAATATATAAAATATATTAAAAAAAGATACACAATTAACTTGCTATTCCTCCCTTTTAGAGTGATATATATACACGAGCAAAGGGAAAAGGAACCCTTGCAGGAGGTAGAAAGATGAAAGAAAGAATTACAAAGCAAGTTGAAAACATGAAGAATCAAACAATCGGTGTTGAAGTTGAAATGAACAACATCACAAGAAGAAAGGCAGCAAGCTTAGTTGCAGCGCATTTTGGAACAGTAGCTTGGGACGCAGCAAGCGAGTACGGATACTACAGTTGGGCATGCAAAGATGCAAAAGGTAGAGTTTGGAAGTTCCAAAGGGATGTATCAATCGCAGGTCCAGATTCAGAGAAGTGCGAAATGGTAACACCAATCCTAAAGTATGAAGACATCGAGGACTTACAAGAGATTATTAGAATTTTAAGAAAGGCTGGTGCAAAGTCAGACTACACTAGAGGATGCGGAGTTCACATCCACATCGGTGCACAGGGACACACACCAAAGTCACTTAGAAACCTAACAAACTTAATGGCAAGCCACGAAAACCTACTAGCTGAAGCATTAGAGATTGACCGCGGAAGAATTAACAGATACTGCAGAACAGTTGATAGAAACTTCTTACAATTAGTAAACAAAAAGAAGCCTTCAACAATGGCAGCATTCGCAGACGTTTGGTACAAGAGCCAACATTGCGATTACGGTAGAACACAGCATTACAATGACTCAAGATACCACATGCTAAACTTCCATGCGACATTCACAAAGGGAACAATTGAATTCAGATTATTCCAATTCGATGCACCAAGCAACGGAAAGCAAAACGGACTTCATGCAGGACAATTAAAAAGTTACATTCAACTATGCTTAGCATTATCAGAAATGGCAAAGCAAGCCAAATCAGCATCTGCAAAACCTCAACAAGTAGAAAATCCAAAATACGCAATGAGAACTTGGTTATTAAGATTAGGTTTCATCGGTGAGGAATTCAAAACTGCAAGAGAAGTTCTAACAAAAAGATTATCAGGTGATGCTTCATTTAGAAGCGGAACTAGACCTTTAGCTCAAGCATAGGAGGTCAGGATGAAGTATTACTTAGCATACGGTTCAAACTTAAACTTGAACCAGATGAAGTTTAGATGCCCTACCGCAAGAGTGGTAGGGACAGCATCTATCAAAGATTATGAGTTACTATTCAAAGGAAGTAAATCAGGCTCATACTTAACAATTGAAAAGGCAGCTGGAAAAAGGGTGCCTGTAGCGGTGTGGGCGGTTGAGGATAGTGATGAGGTAAGCCTTGATAGATACGAAGGTTACCCAGCATTTTACTACAAAAAGAAAATGCAGATTAATTATTTAGGTATCAAAACAAATAAAGAATATAAAGTAGCAGCATTTGTTTACATCATGCACGAGGACAGATGCTTAGGAATTCCAAGTAAGTATTACGTTGAGACTTGCTTAGAAGGTTACACTTCATTTGGTTTTGATATTAAATATTTGCATGATGCATTAAAGAAAAGTATGGAGGTTGGCTATGAAACCAGAAACAAGAATTAAAAGAGTGTGTCCTAAATGCCACAAGGAATATACTGGAGTTCCAGCAATTTCTAGAGTGGATAATTGTACACCAATATGTCCTAGATGTGGGACAAGAGAAGCCTTAGAGTCAATGGGTATCGCTGAAGAAGAAATCGAAAAGATGCTTAAAAAGATACCAAGTGAGGATGAAATCCTGGAGGCACTTAATAAGTAAGGCAACAAACAAACAGAATTGGCCCTTTTTAGGGCTTTTTCTTATGAAAGGGGTTGTTAATTTGAATAATAAAATAGCCGCGGAATACGGGCGATTAAAGGCCCTGTTTTCAAATATTGATGAAGATAAGGCAGCCTTAGTTGATGAGCTATTAAAGAAGGCAGCCTTTTTAAAATATGAGCTTGAGGGGTTGGAAGTTAATATAAAGAAGTATGGTTCTGTAGAACGAAGCAATAAAGGTAACGTTCGCGAATCAGTTTATTATAAAACCTACCTTTCAACAGTTAATACTTATCAGTCATTGATTAGAACTTTGAATTCCATAATGGGTAAGAGTGTAATTGATGACGATGACGATTTCGATGAATTCATGAGAAGAGCAGGAAATGGAACATAATTATTTATTAGAGTATTATGACGAAATTGAAAAAGGGAACATCATAGTAGGACAGGAATTAAAAACTGTACTTGATGGACTCATTAAAGATTTAGATAATCCTAGATATGTGTTTGATCCTAATCCAGGGAATTTAAGAATTGATTTCATTGAAACGTTTTGTAAGCATACTAAATCACCTTTTAACAACATGCCATTTATATTAGAGCTCTGGGAAAAAGCATTCCTGCAGGTAGCTTATGGATTTAAAATGGCGGACACAGGTTTAAGGAGATTTAATGAAGTAATATTATTGATTGCTCGTAAGAATGGTAAAACAACATTCGTAGCGGGCATAGATTTAGCTGAGTTTTTCTTATCAAGTGGTGGTGTAGATATTGCATGTGCGTCAAATACAAATGACCAAGCATCAATTCTATTTGAAGAGATAAATAACATGCGTGAGCATTCCAGAAGTTTATCAAAGCCATCCAGAAGTAAGAAAAATATATTCCATATTTATTCACCAAAAAATAAGAATAAGATTAAGAAGCTATCAGCTCAAAGTAAAAACCTAGATGGATTTAACATTGAGGTTGGATGTATCGATGAGGCATGGGGAATGACTGACTCAAAGGTATATGATGCAATTAAGCAATCACAATCAACAAAGAAGGAACCACTTATTTTCATTATCACAACTGAGGGTAATGTCGTAGGTGGTTTTTTAGATAGCAAGCTAGCTTATTGTAGAAAGATGTTAAAAGGTGAGATAACAGACGAGAAGATACTACCTTGGTTATATACACAAGATAGTGAATCAGAAGTCTATGAAGATAAGCGCATGTGGCAGAAGTCAAATCCGTCATTAGGTAAAATTAAAACAGTTAATTACCTAGAAGACATCATGAATAAAGCCAAGAATGACTTATCAACAAGACTCACTATGCTTTGTAAGGATTTTAATATCAAACAATTAGAATCTGGTACATGGCTAACATTTGATGATTTGAATAATGAGGAAAAATATAATCTTGATGATTTAAGAGACTCATATGCTGTTGGTGGTGTAGATCTATCCTCAACGACAGACTTAACTGCAGCCATTCTTTTAATTCAAAAAGATAAAAAGAAGTACGTCATTCCTCATTTCTTTATGCCAAGTGATGTACTTAGAAAAAGAATAGAGGAAGATTCAGTTCCATACGACATCTGGGTAAAGAAAGGTTATATCACTTTAACAGATGGAAGCCAGAATGATTTTAGTTTAGTAACTGAGTGGTTTAAAAAGATGTTAAGAGACTATGAAGTCAGACCTTTATGGATCGGTTATGATCCGTGGAACTCTCAGTACTGGGTAAATGAAATGGATGAGTTTGGTTTTACTATGGAAAAGATAAGACAGGGTGTTTATACATTATCAGAACCTATGAAACAGCTTGAAGCGGATTTAAAGAATAAAGTTGTTATCTATGATAACAATCCAATCCTTAAATGGTGCTTAGCTAATACTCAGGCAAAGGTAGATGTTAATGGAAACATCCAGCCATCAAAGTTAAATTCAAAGTTTAAAAGAATTGATGGTGCAGTAGCATTAATAATTGCTTATGCTGTATTAAACAGATATAAAAGCGATTATGAGAACATGATTAGTTAGGAGGAAGCTCATGGGAATTTTCAAGCGAAAAAAGAAAACTGCTGAACCTATATCAGCATTTAAAGTTATAAGAAGCCCGCTGGCATCCATTATTCCTTTTGGTGATAATATCACTAAATCGGATGTAGTAATGGTGTGTATAGATAGGGTAGCAAGTCAATGTGCAAAACTTAAAATGAGCTATATCAAAACAACAGAAAAAGGTGAGCAGTTAGAAAGACATGGTGATATCTCATTTGTATTGAAGCATAGGCCTAACGAATTAATGACTCCATATCAATTTCTGTATAAAGTAGTCACGCTTTACATGTTAAATGATAATGCGTTTATTTATCCTTTATACGATAAGTATGATGGAACCTTAAAAGGAATATATCCTTTAAATCCAATAGT